CAAGATCGGCGTGCCGCCCTGATACATGCCGGTCGCTTGATCGTTCCAGCGGTCGCGCAACGCATCGACCTGATCTTTCTTGAGCAAGAGATCGGTCGAGAGCACGAAGCTGGGGCGAGCTTGATTGGTAAAGAACGCGAGTTGCTGATTCTTCACCGCGCCGCTCGTTGCCACATCGATCATCGCCGCTGTCAACGGCGAAAGCCCGAGAAGTGGATGATACATCATGTCATTGGAGTGCAGCCGGATGTGCAGCACGTCGCGTGCTGGAACGGCTGATCCCCAATACTCGAAGCGATTTTGAATGATCGTGTTGCCGCCGAGCGAATAGAAGATCGAGCCATCCTCGGCGATTGTCGGCCAGCACATGCGCGCGATCATCGGATGAAGCTCGACGATCTCGTAACGATTGTTGCGCACGCAATAAGCGTACGCATTGCCGAACATATACAGGTCCCGCACCATGCCGAGCAAAAAGTCCGACATCGATTGATAGTCATTCGGCTGGCGCAGGATGCGCGACAGCGCCGAAGTCGTCACCCGGTCGCGTCCGCCCTTGCCATTCGCGCGCCAATGATCGCCAGGGCACATCGCCATCGTCTGCGAGTAGGCACCGACGCACGCCTCGACCATTGCCGACGTGGTCGAGAATGGCCGAACGGAATAGCCGTTCTGCCACCAATTCATCGAGCGGCCTTCCGAGCCGAGCCATCCGCCAGTCACCGGCAGGATGTAAGGCGGTCCATGCGGTTGGCCCTCGCCGCCTGCGGCTCTCACCACAAGCTCGCCGCCACCATTAAGATGCTTGATCGCGCTGGCCATCTTCTCTTTCACCAATCTGTGCGAACGCGCTCGCCCAATCGCCCGGCGCTTGCTGCCGACACTGCCGCAGGCTTGGATACCAGCATGGATTTAGCCACCGCCATGTCGGGCTGTAGGGAAGCAATCCGATAGCATCCGGATGTCCGATGGCCCCCGCGATATGCAAGGCTGCGGTATCGATGCACACCACTCGATCCATGCATGCTGCCAGCGCAGCCACATCAGCAAAGTCGCTGAATTGAGCCGTGTGAATTCCTCTAGCATCGGCTTGCTCCCGGTCTTGCGTTTGCAGGCTGTAAAGCTCGCAATCGGTTTCCCCGAGCAATTCGACAAACTGATCGAGCGGGATGGCGCGCCGCGCATTGGGATGCTCGGCCGTTTCTTCGAATTTTGTCGACCACGCAATGCCGATCCGCCGCCGCCCACCGTTGCCTATCCGGCGCGCCCATAGATCGCGGAGAATAGGATTCGGCATTAAGTAGGGCGGCGGCGGAATGGTGAACGGCGTCGCCTCGAAGATCGCTGGCAAGTCGAACATCGGGCAAACGAAGTCGATCTTGTCGTCGTCGAAATTCTCCAATTTCCCGATCTGCCGCGCCAGGAATCGCAACGGCCACGGCATTTCCAGCGCCACATCTGCGATCTGCGCCGCTTGCGGCACAAAGCGCAGCATTTGAATTTGATCGCCGTACCCGGCTTCGCCGAGAATGACAACGCGCGCATCGCGCTCGCCTCGCCATAGCGGCTTGTGCTGATCGAAGTACAAGTCCTTGGCGCGCGGCGTGATCTCGGCATTGTAAAGCTGCCAATTGTAACGCCAGCCGCGAAAACCTTCCGCGTATCTGCCGAGCGCAAGAAGCGTCAGCGCGCGATCCCAATGCGCCATCGGCCGCGTATTATCGATGGCAATCGCCTGATCGAATTCGACCAGCGCACTTTCGAAATCATTCTCGTGGAACAGCCGATAGCCTTGATCGAGATGCAAGCTGTGAATGTCGACGGCGTCATCAGACAGCATCCGGCTCAACCTTTCTAAATGCGAGCCACGTGCCTTCGATATGCTTGATCGGCCAGCCTTGGGCGGCAAGCCGATTGAGCGCATTGCTTACGCCGACTGCGCCATTGAAGAGATCGTGCCAAATGATCATCCCGTCATTGCGCACGAGCGTCAGCGCCTTATAGCTATCCGCCTCGACAACTTCCTCGCTGTGATCGCCATCGATAAAGCAAACATCGACGCGCTCGAAGTCGCCGAGTTGCACATCGAGTGAACCGCGCGGATGGATCACCAAACGAAAGCGCGGGTCGCCACTCGCAAGATAGCCGGGATTAGGATGCATCTCACGCAGTTGGTGCGTGAGCGCTGGAGCGTAATCGGATGAAACGTCGACCCCGATGTAACGTTGAATTTGTGGCACATTGTGCAAGAGCACGCGGGCGGTGCGCCCATCGCGACAGCCGAATTCCAATACCGATTCAGCAAGAGTATCGCGCAAAAGACCGGCGAGAATTTCCATCTCGCCGGGATTGAGATATTGGCGGTGAAGTCCGAGCCAGTTTATCGGACGGACAAACGGAATCTCGGACTTCTTGACGCTCGGGATCACTAGCGCGGCGTTGGTGTTCCCAGCGGGCGCGCAGGCGCATGCTGCGGATTTGCTGGCGCTTGGGTGCTTTGGCTTTCGCGATGCGTCCGCTCGCGGTGCTCCCGCTCGCGTTGCTGATGCGCCCGGTCGCGTTCCTCTTGGTTCATCGGCGCACCAATGACCGAACCCTCGATTGGCATATTGTTTGGGTCCGGGCCGCTGCCATCCGGCTGCAACTCCGGCTGTTGCCCCAAGTTGATGGCGTTGAGTTCGTCCTGCGTCGGCGTCGGCGTTCCTTTCGGAACCGCATCGGCTGAGTCGTAAAGCCCGGACGGCGTTTCGCCTTGACGCGGCTGACGGTGCTGTTGCGTGGGCATGGAAAAACACTCCTGGTTTCGGTGGATATTATGGCGTTTGCCATTTCAGAAACGCGGAACGCCAAGATGACGTTCCGCGCTGTTTCGTCAGGTCACCAAGTGACGCCAGTGACCCAAGACACCATGCCAGGACGCCGCAATGTCCAGTTCAAAGGCCACACCAATCTCAGAGCGATGGAATCCGTTTGAAACATCGACCTGACCGGCGTAGCTGGACTCGGCGTACCGCCTGTGATGTCCGCAGGCGCGGTATCTTCGAAATGTAATGTTGCTTGGTCACTTACCTCGAAGCGAGGCGCTTCCGCTCCGACCACACAGAAGTCGGCCGCATCGAGCGCGATGACCGTGCCCATAGGCACGTTACCCGACTCGATGAGCTTGAACGAGCCGATCCGACCGGCATCGACTTGCGCAGCAAACGGGAAGAGCGGCGCTGCCGCGTTTGTCGGTTGCGTCCACCGAATCGAAAGTGTTTGTTGGGGGTTCATCATCAGAACCCCATTTCGAATGTGCCCGGCTGTTGCCGTCAACAATGCTCCGGTGACGGCCTTGAGATCGCCGACCAGTGCATTGAAACCGCCACCAGCGGTAGGCGTGAGACCCGCAACACCGTTGCGCAGTCCAGCCGGACGAATGGTTGTCGCCGGATTCGTATCGACCAACACATAGTCGATGGCGATTCCGGTATCGATGGCAACGGAGTCGCGTAAGACACCTTCGATGGCTGGCAAGGAGTGCTCGTCCATCTCTCTTGTCCACGTGGTAATGACTCCTAATTTCTTAGGAGTTAACGCCTGCGTCGTGAACGCACCTTGCCTTACGGGAATCGGCTGACCTTCACCGACGAACGATCCGGCAAGCGATGGAGTCGCGGAACGAGTCGGCAGCACAATCTTCCCAGCGCGGCCGAATGTCAAGGCGAGTCCCTGATTGGCGAGCGTAGGCATGATGCTGGTCGGCACAAGTGTCTGGAGAAAATCTCCATAGACTTGCGTCACCAACTCGGCCGCCCAACCGGTGACGTTGGTCATCGCCATCGCGGTCGCCGCCTTGGTCGCATATTCGACATAGGCGCGCGTGCAGTCGTCGTTGCCGTAGAGGATTTGCCGTGCCTCATCGACCGTCCGGCGCTTGGCGTGTGCGTAGGCTTCGACCACGCCTTGCCGAATCAGGAAGTCCATGGGGCTGACTTTCTTCGGCGTGAGGCCGAAGGGGCGCGGGCCAGAGCCGATCATGCGCTCGGCGATGGCCGTATCCGCATTGCGCAGAGCGGTGCCGGAATTCGCCATCCTGCGCTCGGTACCGCCGTTGCTGTGGCTATCGCCACCGCCGTTGCCGCCGCCGTTCTCGCGACCGTTGCCGTTGGCGGCGAGGCGTGCTTCCGCCGACTTGAGCGCGCTCAGATTGCGCTCGGCAAGGCCGATCTTCGTGGTCAATTCCTCCGTCACCGTCATCGCGGCGTCGTCGGGGTTTTCGTCGTCCACGGTCGCAAGATGTTCGTTGAGTTGGTCGCGCAGATGCACGAGTCCTTTTTCGGCATCTTCGATGCGCTTCGAGAGAATCATGGGCTGACCTCGAATTACAGAGTTGGTTTTGCCATGCTCGGCGGTTGCTGCACGCATCCGTTCGCGGCCATGCTCGGCCCGGCTTTGTGCGGTCGTGGCGGAAGCGCTGCGCGTCTTGGTGCCCGCATGCTCGCGGAAGACTAAGGCTTGCGTTTCCGGAGAAATCCGCAGTGACTTCGCGACTGCGAGCGCGTTTGGATTAGCCGGGATCGAGACAAGCGATGTCTCAACCAATTCCGACTTGGTGTAGATCATGCCGCCCGATGAGAACGGCCCTTGCTTGTGCGGCTGCACGCCGTCACGCGGCTTGCTTTCAATCGGCTTGAAGCCGACACTGACCGCTTTGAGAATTCCATCTTCGACCAGCGCTCGAATCTCATCGATGCGCGCGCTCGATCCTTTCGGCGCGAGCGTCAGATGCCCGCGCAGCGCGTTCTCATGAACCTTCAAGCCCTTCCACGAGCCGACCACGAAATCAGGATTGTGGTTAAAAAGCGCGATGGGGTTGCGGGAGAATGCTTTCACAT